ATCAGTTAGTCCATCATCCTCAAAGTCACCATCTATCTCAAAGAGTAAGAGTGCATCACAGTCATCTTCTCTTTCAAAAAGTAAAAGTGCTTCTGTATCTCCATCCTCATCTAAAAGCCCTTCAAAGTCTTTCTCAAAATCATCTTCACTTTCAGCTTCAACCTCAAAGTCTCGAAGTGCATCAATTTCTCCATCTTCAAGTAAATCATCCTCAAAGTCATCATCCCTCTCTGCATCTAAATCTCCCTCAGCTTCATGCTCACCATCATCATCAAAATCACTTTCAGCTTCTCTTTCTGGCTCAATAAGTTTAAGTGGAAGCATGAGTCCATCGATAAGTAAATCAATAAGTAAATCACCATCCCTATCAATCTCAAAATCAATAAGTAGAAGTGGCTCTCCATCATCAAGCAAGTCTCCCTCAAAAAGTCCATCAAAGAGTGCTTCACTCTCATCTTCTCCTTCACGCTCTATCTCAGCAACTAAGTCTCCCTCAGCCAGCATCTCACTCTCTAAGTCATCCAGTAAAAGTGCAAGTGAATCACCATCTTCCTCAAAATCGCCCTCTTTTTCAGCATCAAAGAGTGCTTCTTATTCAGCCTCTAAAAGCTCATCATTAAGTCTAAGTAAAAGTGCATCTCCATCTCCTACTATAAGTCCATCTCCTTCACCATCGCCCTCACCCAGTAGTGGATTTATTTATACAAGATTAGATACTTATACTCAGATTCCTGAATGGACAATCTTAGGATACAGTCCATCAATCTCAGCATCTCTTTCACCAAGTCTTTCAGCTTCTCAATCACCATCCTCCTCAATCTCAAAAAGTAAATCTTCAAGTCTCTCTCCTTCTTCAAGTAAGTCACCTTCTATTTCTAAAAGTGTTTCTGCCTCAACAAGTCCATCATCATCTAAAAGTTCCTCAATCTCAAAATCAAAGAGTGCTTCTGTAAGTCCATCATCTTCCACTTCTTCTTCAAAATCTTCAAGTAAGAGTTTAAGTATTTCACCATCAAGTTCAGAAAGCTCATCTAAATCAGCATCAAAGTCAGCAAGTCTTTCAACAAGTATTTCACAAAGTCCATCCTCTTCTAAATCACTAAGCCCATCACGTTCCATCTCTGCCACAGGGAGTCCAAGTGGGTCTCTTTCATCTTCCATCAGTAGAAGTCCAAGCTCCTCTACCACTCCAAGTGAGAGTGCCTCAATAAGTAAATCAATATCAGCTTCTCTTTCTCCTTCATCAAGTAAGAGTTCAAGTAAGAGCCCAAGTAAATCAAGCTCAGTAAGTATCTCTCTTAGTGGCTCAAAAAGTTTAAGTAAATCCTCAAGTAAGAGTTCCTCAACTTCACCTTCACATTCTGCATCTTCATCTAAAAGTCAATCTCTTTCCTTATCAAAAAGCTCAAGCAGGAGTCTTTCTATGAGCTCATCTAAAAGTAAATCATCATCACTAAGTGCCAGCTTATCACCAAGTTTAAGTAAATCATTTTCTTCTTCCCCCTCAATGTACACCAGTAAGTCACCTTCTATAAGTTCATCTCCATCTTCCTCTTCTTCAATAAGTGCCTCGCCATCACCATCAGCTGGACCAACAACTGACTATATAGGTCTTCCAACAGCAAATGAATCAGTTGAATGGACATCTTATAATCATGTTACGCCTAACTGGGAGAACGTAGATGAAAACTTCAACCTTCTTCCACCTAACTATGATGACTTTAACTATCTTGAAGATACAGGAGGCCTCTTCTATAAATATGATCAGTTCACAATAACTCCTCTTGGTGTCTCTGATTCTGGTACAGTAACTCAAGTATCTGTAATAGCAGAAGTTGCAGCCTCAATTTCTGAATCTCATTTTGATTTTGCTGCAGGTATTAAAATAGGTGCAGATTGGTATTACTCAGATCTCATCCATCCAGCTTTAGATAATGCTTATCATTCTGAGGTTTTCACTTGGGTTGAGAATCCCGCAACTACTACACCTTGGGATGCTGCAGGTGTGGATTCCATTGTTGGAGTTGGATATGCTGGTGCCATTGATGGTACTCCAAATGATACTATGGCTGTTGCAGCAATTATGCTCTATGTTGGAATGACAGGTGTAAGTCCAAGTGTAACTGTCAGTGAAAGTCTTTCTGCCAGTATAAGTGCATCGCTTTCAACCTCACCTTCAATCTCTGGCTCAATAAGTTCCTCAGTTTCACCTTCTTCCTCAATAAGTAAAAGTGAGAGTTCAAGTAAAAGCCCAAGTGCTTCAATCTCACCAAGTTCATCAATATCTCGAAGTATTTCTTCAAGTGCATCACCTTCCGCTTCACTTTCTTCATCAATTTCATCCTCACAATCACCAAGTTCATCAAAGAGTTCTTCTCTGTCAACTTCAAAATCTGCAAGTTTAAGTTTATCTTTATCTGCATCATCAAGTGAGTCATCATCCCCATCTCAATCTCCAAGTAAATCAGCAAGTAAAAGTGCAAGTCTCTCTGCTTCTTTAAGTGCATCAGTTTCACCAAGTTCTTCTCAATCTTCAAGTATTTCAAAGAGCATCTCAGCCTCTCTAAGTGCATCTATTTCTCCAAGTTCAAGTCCATCTGGGTCACCTACAGTGCCACCAGGAGTTGGATTATCTTATGCTTATATGTACACCACACCAAATATGTGAAGGAGGATCAAATGGCAAATGTTTACACGACCAACCCAATGAAGATCGACGCAGTAACTGCAGCAGCAGTCAACACCACCAAATTGTATATCATCAAAAGTATTGAATGGTCAAGACCAACCACCATCAATCATAAAGCTGATGTGCAGGATAAAGATGGTAATCAGCTGGTTGACTTTAACTGTGTTATTGAGAATCAAAATATGATCAAATATTTCACTCCACCTGAACCTGTTTATGGGTTGCACATTCCTGTTTTGGGAAGTGGAAAGATTTACATCACAAGAGCCTAATCCTAATAAAGAAAGGGTGGATAGATTATGGATGAGCAATACTGGAAAGGTCAGGTAGATGCAAAGTTAGATTTTATAGCAGATGAATTAAAAAGTGCTAAACACACCTTGATTATTAATAATACCAAGAATGATGCTGACCATGAAATAATTAAGAGTGAGATAACTAACCTAAAAATAAAAAGTAGTGTCTGGGGAATGGTAGGTGGAGGAATTGCAGCAGTAGGCACTATGTTTGCAAAGTATGTTTGGATGGGTAAATAGATGGGAGACCTATCTGAGAACTTCTCAAAAAGTGAATTTATTTGTAAGTGTGGATGTGGGAAGAGTTATGTTGATTTGAGGTTAGTAAGCAGGCTTCAGCTTATTAGGGATATAGCTGAGCTTAGTATCAACATCAATTCAGGTTGTCGCTGTGCTAAGCATAATAAGGTTACTGGGGGAACTCCTAATTCAGCACACATCAAAGGATTGGCCGTTGATTGGTGTTTTAAAGATCATGATGACACCTTATTAGAGAAAATTTGTACGAAGTTGCTTCAAAATTGGTCAGGAGGTTTCCATTTCTATCCTGCTCGAACATTAACAGATGGTACTCATCAATCCGCTTTTTGTCATTCTGATCTTAAAGAAAGAAGAAGATGGTAAGAAGGAGGTGAGATAGATGTTTCAATGGATTCAAAGTATTCGATCAATCGCAACTCTTATGATAGCAGGAACCTTTTGTTATCTTTCAATTATTGGAAAGATTGAGTCGAAGGATGTTATGTTGGCAGTTATCTTAGTCCTTAACTTCTACTTCTTGGTGAAAGAAAGAAAGGAGGTTTTATGAGAAAGATTAAATTAGTTTCAATCTTAATTATAGGTATGTTTCTGATGGCTGCCTGTGCAGGAACTTTTGCACAAAACGCTTATCGATCAATCTACATCTCAGGGAAAACCTATGACACGAGTATGAAGGTTGTGTCAGACTTACAAAAGCAAGGGATTATAGATCAGATTCAACGAGATCAAATTAACAAAGTAGGGACTATCTTCTATAATGCTTATCAAGCTGCTGTTGATGCTTTAGGGGTGTATGTAAATACATCTACCTCTACAAATGAGCAGAAGGTGATAGCAGCTCTTAATGCTTTGAGTGTAGCTTGGCCAGAGTTTGCAAAACTGGTTAATACAAAGAAAGCAAATACGATGGCACCTACTTTAGCTCAAGCATTAAAGGAGGTTAAATAATATGGATGCTACAATCATTGTTGCACTCGTTGGGTTATGTTTGCAATATGGGGTGCCTGCAGTAACTGAGGCTCTCACAAGATGGGACAAACCAGTTATTACCATAGAGGATATAACCGAGTTAAAAGGAATGATCAAAAGACCTGAGGATTATTAAAAGAGAGGTAGAAAATGACTCTTGCAACAATGGCAAATAACATTCTTCGACTCTGCCCGATGAATTTTGAGATTATCAAATCCAATCTTCAAGACAGCTATCGTCAGTTAGCATCAAAAGATTGGAATCGTCTCAACCTTCAAAGATTAATCTACACCGCTATCCCTTACTCAACAGGAACAGTTTCAGTAGCAACAACTGGGGTAGTAACAGGGGTGGCGACAGTCTTTACTGCTGCAATGGTTGGACGATTTATGAAGGTTCATTATACAGATGCTTTCTTTGAGATTAGTGTCTTCACCAATCCCACCACCATAACCTTAAAGGATTGGCCAGGAGAGGTGGTGGCTGCTGGACATACTTACTCAATTTTTAAGACAATCTATGACATCCCTACAGAGGTTGGGATGGTTTATAATTTAGTTTATCAGGTGCCACTCATCAAAAAAAGTCAATCCTATTTTAATTATATTGATCCTGCTCGAACTTCTTCATCATCCTCTCCAATTTACTGGGCATTTGCAGGTGTAACCTCTGCAGGTCTCCTTCAAATCGAGCTCTATCCACCAGCAACCTCAGTAGTTGGAGTTAGAGTTTATGGGAAGCAAAAGATCACAACTTTAGGATCAGCTGACACTCCCTATCTACCAGAAGATCTCATCGAAGCTCGAGCTCTTCTTAATTGTTATAGGATGAAAGATGTTCAGCAACCCAAACAGGGATGGGGAGAGAAGGTTGCAGAACAAACAGATTTCTATGGAGAGTTATTTACCACATTCCAAGAGGAAGATTATCAACTTGAATCCCATCATACAAAAGTGAAAGATGCAATGGGAGATCCCATAATCCCTCAAGATGATAATTTTGCTTTATCACATGACGTTTGATCGTGAGTCAAATTTTGACTTAGTCTGAGGAAAAAATGAACCTTTCAGAAATTAGAACCGAGGCAAGACGCTTACTCGCTGAAACAAGTGCCACTCTTTCTTATCTCTCTGACACCGATCTTAATAAATTCATCAATGAGGGATTAAGAGAGGCTTGCATTAAAGCGAAAGCTTATGAAAGATCAAAAACAATCACAGTTGCAACTACTATTGCAACTTACAATCTCCCTTGGGATTTCATCGAAACCATTAATCTCCTCAATCATAATGGGAGACCACTTGATCTTATCATGCCTCAGATGGTTGGATCTCTTTATACCGTAACAGGGTATCCTCTCTACTATACGATTGGGCAGACACTAACAACAATTGCTGCTCGTGGTAACCTCACCCTTTATGCAATATGGCCAGCAACAGGAGTCTATACTCTCACCTATGTTGTTCCTGCTGCTGCTAATGGATATATTTATGAGGCTACCATAGGTGGAACAACTGCTGCTGCTCCTCCAGCCTACCCCACAACCATTGGTGGTACGGTGACTGATGGTACTGTAACTTGGACCTGTAGAGAATTATTCTCATCCCTTAAAACCATAACCCTCTTTGATACTCCAACAGTTGCTGGAGCAGGAACAGGAACCTACACTTATATTTATTCTGCCTTAGAGGAAGGACTTTATGTTGATACTGATTCCCCAAACATTCCTCTTGACAAACATTCTTTCATATCTCAATATGCTTGTTTCAGAGCCTGTGTTAAAGGAAAAGATCTCCAACTTGCTATGGCTTTTTATACAGGTTTTGCAAATGGTTTTGGATTGCCCATGATTGGAGCAGAAGGAGCTAAAAGTGCCACCTAAACTTCTTCCACCTCAGTCTCTAAAAATAGTTGGAATGAATTCTTATGCAGATCCCATGTCTCTGTCTGAGGGCTTTGTCAAATTGATTCAAAATATGAAACCTCAGAAAATTTCTTGGATGACTCGTGAAGGATGGGCAAAGTATAATGCTGTTATTCTTCCTGCTTCCTCTGGAGTTTTTGGAAATGCAATTTATTATCCTGTTGCAACCCAACCCGTTGAACTTGCCGTATCTAATGGAAAACTTTACTCAGGAGAAGCTGGAGCTTTTACAGAGAGATACTCAGGTTTATCCACCTCCACCCTTTGTTCGATTGTTCAAAGTGGAAATCTTGCCATTGTTGTAGATCAATCTAACAAAATGATTGCTTATGAATATGGTAAAACTCCTTTTGAGCTTGGAATCAATTCTCCAAAAGAGTATAAGATGATTGAAACTTTTGAGAAAGCAACTGACTGGACAATAGTAAATGGAACAGCAGCTGATGATAATGTACATCACATTCAAGGAACCCAATGTGTAATTTTTCTCTCAACAGTAGCTGGAGCAATGACAGCTTCAAAGACTCTTACATCACCTCTTGATCTTACTGTATTTCCTGACACAACAACTTCTTCAACAGCTGATTATATCTCATTTTTCCTAATCAGAGGTACGTATGCTAACTTTACAAATTGTTATCTTAGTTTAGGTGATGCTGGTTTTACAGCTTATTATACCATCCGCCTTGACACACACGCAACTTGGACAGCAACGTCTGCTCCAGATGTAGCATTTGAGTTTAAGATTAAAAAATCAGAGTTTGGAGTGGGAGCTGGTGCTCCAAATTGGAATAGTATTGCTGCAGTAAGATTCTCTGCTCAAGCTGCTGGTGGTTTACAAGCCAAACTTACACTTGATTATCTTCGACTTGAGAAAACTGGACCTGTGGCTACTGATTCTGGAGTGGCTGGTCTCTTAAATGGGACTTATTGGTATAAGATAACGTATATTACAGAAGATGATTGGGAGAGTGATCCTTCTGTAATGAGTACTTCTGTAACCGTAACAAATCATTCAGTTAATCTAACTGTCATCCCTATTGCTGGTTCAACCCGTATTGCTGAGAAACGAATCTATCGAATTGGTGGTACCTCTTCAGAGTGGAGATTATTAGCAATTCTTTATGATCGCACCGTTACCACCTATCTTGATAACATTGCAGATATTAGTCTTGGTGACATCTACATCGAAGTTGAAGGTTATCCGATGATCCCAAAATGTATCACCGTTCATAATGAAAGTGTGATCATCGCAAATCTTACAGATGTTGATGGTACAAAATATCCATGTGGTGTTATGCTTTCCTATCCAGAGAGTATTGATATTTATGATCATCTTGAAATGTTTGAGATTGAAGCTGATGCTGGTGGTGAGATTAAATGGATCAAATCCACCTTAGATTGGATTTATGTTGGCAAGAGTAATTCCATCTGGAAATTTGATTCTAATGATCTTGACGTCCCACCCCGCAATATAAGTAGAGTTTACTCAGGTGTTGGACCACTTGCTGTCTGTGAAGGAGAAAATGAATTATACTTTCTCGATCCTAAATATGGGGTGGTGATGTGGAATGGAAGTTGGTTTGATGATAAGTTTGGATTGGAGGTTAAAGATTACATCGAAGCAATCCCATCAACCTACCTTAATCTAACTTGGATGTTATACTTTGACAAAACAGTTTTTATTGGAGTAACCCCAACAGGAGGAACCTATCCAACAACGATTCTTGCTTGTTATACACCTCTCCATGCTTGGTATGTGATTACAGGATGGCCTGCTCGCTGTGGATATATATCAAAAGCAAGTGGGACAGAGATTCTCCATCTTGGCCATGCCACAGTTGGTCATGTTTATAATGCTTTCAGTGGAGATACAGATGATGGAGCAGATATCACCTCAATTATTCATCTTGCAAATGGTGATTTTGGAGCTCCTGATTCTCCAAAAGATTATTATAAAGCATTTCTCTATGGGAATAAACTGACCGCTACAGATGTTACCTTAACAATCGAACCTTACATTGATGGGTTAGATTCAACTATTGATTTAGATATCACCAAAACTATCCTTACCTCAACCATTCATAATCAACTTTCTTTGGTGATACCTCAACTTGGATATCTTGGTGTCTATCTGGGATTGAAGATTACAGCAACAAAAAGATGGAATTTTAGATTGCTATCTCAATATATTAGAGTAGAGGCTCCAAGGATATGAAACCTCCTCTTATTGTTGTTGATGAGGATAAAAAAGAACAATCAACAATAAATACCTTATTTGAGGATTTATATAACAGAGTACTTCCCTCTGATATCACTAACCAGTTACAAACAGGAGCTCTCACTAATACCCATATTGATAGTGTTACTACTTGGTCAGAATTAAATTATGTCTATTTTATCGCACATTGTGTAGCAGTTAAAAATGCAGTTCTCTATGATTGGGCAATCAGAAAAAAAGGAACAACTGTTTGGACTGAGTTTTTCTGTTCAAGCAATACAACTAAACTCATCAACCTTTAC